ATAATTATCTGTCAAGTCTAATTTTCCACCGTCTAACATATAATGAGTTACTGGTCGATTATTTACATCTTTAACGTTTTTTCCCGTAGAAAAAAACCAGATTCTTAGAGGATTTTTATCCGTCATAATGTAATATACATTATACTTTTATATTACATTATTAGGGTTTGAATATAATAAAATTTTATGGTTTAAATCTAATTGTGATATCATAATTATTAGTATATATTCCTTTTACAGCACTTGGAGACAATACAGTTCGTTTTCCTTTTTTTTTCGCATTAATAGTTGTCATCATATCAACATCTATCAATTCTATATTATTTAAAGCATAATCTATAACTTTGTTTTCTATAAACCACCTAAAAAAATTTAATTGACCAACGGTTGTGACGATATCTTTTTTTGAAATGTCTTCGTTTGATGTATAAGGTTTCCATTTAAAAGTATTAATGTCTATAACGAGTCTTTTTTGCCTACAAAAAGGATCAAAAAATTTTTTTGAATAAGCCTTTAATTGATTTTTATAATCAAGATATATATTGAAATAAAATGTTTCTGAATTGGATTGTAAAGGATATACTATATTGTATTTTTTAGAATAATTTGTTACTAACCAGTCTAGAAGTCTGAGTGAAAGAGGTGTTTTTTGATAAATTATGTCACTGAATAAGTCTATTTTATTTTTATAAAATGCTATTAAAAAATTGATAAGAGCTGTTTCTTTACCATTAAAAGACATGCAATATTACTATAAAACAACAGTATCTTTAAATTTATTTAAAGGAATACATTTATTACTTAAATAAGTTATATTATGATAACTGAGATTATAGATGAAAACTTTAAGAAACAAATTATTTTTTTATTGAATAATCATTGGACGGGAAAGCATGAATTATACTTTCCAGCGCAAAACTCAATAAATATAGAAAAAAAACACCTGTTTAAACTTTTTAATTTTAGATATTTGTATTACATTAAAAACACTGTTAGTACAAAAAGATCTGTTCTTTTTTTGTTTAAAGATGTATCTGGTAACAACACGGCGGTGTTAATTTTTAAAGATCTGAGTGTTTACGATATAAAACTGGAAACATTGGACGAATATTACTGTGGTAGCATATTTGAAGTTTCTTTTTCACATGAAACAAATGATATCATAATCTACGATTCGTTTTTAATTTCTGGAAACAAAGTCAATTATCACCCATTTGAAGAACGTATATCAGATGCAGGCTTTATGCTATCAAATTTAATTCACTCGGAATGTAAAATTACATTGGTAAAATTTTACGATAAAATAGCCGATTTTAAAGAATTAGAAAAAGATGAAGAACTTTTTATCATACCCAACAATATACCTATTTTAACCGGTATCAATTTTTCATTTTTTAAATGGAAACCGCCGGAAAAAATTACATTTAACCTACAAGTAATGGAAGAAAAAAATGATTTAATTTTGATGTCTTCAAACTTTAGAAAACTGACCAAATTTGCTAAGATTTATAATGATAATCATAGTGGAAAAGAGTACATTGATAATATCAAAAACCTCGATAATTATAAAAACAATTGTATAATAGAAATTAATGTTAAATTTCCCGAAGGAAAAATAATTATAGAAAAAGTAAATGATGAAAAAATTTATCCTACGAGCATTAGACTTATTGAAAAAATCTTATTCATCAAACAAGAAAATATAAAATTTGAAGAATTGTTTTAAATTAAAATTAAATTTACATTAACAATACATTTACATCATTTATTAAACTAATGTAAATGTATTATTTTAATAATTATATATTAGAGTTTATTTAGCATTTACATGCGGCGGCAGCGATTCTTGCGGAGGCGCATACCCTTCTTAAGGCAGCGGCGACGCTTGCGGGCGTAAAGACGCGCACGCTTAGCAGCCTTGGTCATCTTAAGACGCTTGCCCTTCTTGAGGCCGCGACGGCCAAAACGCGATTGGCCGCCCATGCGATTGGACGACTTTCTACGAAGAAGTTTTGGCGAAATGTAGACACGGTAGGTCTTGCCGCCCTTGGTGCGCTTGTAGTAAAGACCGCCGTTGCAGCCCTTGTATACCTTGCGCTTCTTGCCGCCAATCATGACACGCGCCCTCGAAGAAAGCTTGCGTGCCTTACCACGTTTGGCCTTGCGACCTTTGCACTTTTTCTTACCGAAAAAAAGTTCGAGCATTCCCATTTTTAATATTTAATATATACCGAAGAAAAAAAAATAAATTTAATTAATTTTTTTTAAATTACAATTTTAATAAATTTAAAAATTATATTTTCTTTAATTTCTTTTTCATTTAGAAATGCGATTAATTTTTCTTTATCACACTGACCTTTACAAAATTTATCTGGAACAGTGTAGTTAAATTCTGTAAATATTTTTCGGGAAGTAATGTAATCAAAATTATCACTGGGTTTATTAATTATTTTAAGAACTTCTTCAATACTATTGTGTTTTTTAATGAGGTTAAAAGATGTAACTGGTCCTACTTGTGAAATAGGCTCAGTATAGTCACAACCGGAGAGAATACAAAAATCTATAAACGATTCCATTGTCATATCAAACTTAGACAAAATTACATCAGTATCTATTTCGGTGATGTATCTAGAAATATTGGTTTTTAGAATTTTTTTGCATCCAAATGTAGTAGCATCTGTATCATCGGTAACTGTATAATCAACCAACCCATTCGCCTGTAAAAAAGCACAATACTTTTCAGCATCTTCCGGTGCGTTACAATAAGGAATTCCAGACAAATTAAGAAATTCTTTACATTCTTCGACGTCTTTTTTCTTAATGACTATTAATTGAGAAAGCAATTTTTCAATTTCATCGGACATATTTTTTTTTTCATTTTCATCGGCGTCTTGCAATTTACTTCTTAGATATTCAATGCGAACATACATTTTTTCTTTATTTGTGTGTCTTTTAACTAAAACACTTTTTTTTGCTTCGGGTGGTGTACCGTCAAATATAAACACCGGCAAGATTCCATTCATAAAGTAGTATTTAATTCTATTTGTTAAACCTATTATGTGCGAATTTGAAGTGCGAGAGGCATATTTAAATTTATAAAGCAGTATGCTACAATCTATAGCAACTTTAGAACCTTTGTATAGACTTATTTCTTTTTCAGAAATAGCTTCGGGTGCATATTTTTTGATAAGATTGTTTAATCCACGAATTCCCATTTGGAATTTAAATTACATTAGTATATCTTAAGTTTTTAAATTGAAAAATTTTCTGTAAAAATCATACATCTCTTATTAGAATTTCTTTAGACACATAGCCGTCATCAGTATCATCAGTATTATCTCGCAAATCTAGTATTTTCTTCGGGGGTTTATATTTTGGATGGCATTTTATATCATTTTGTCTGTAATATTCTACATCTTTCCAAAATTTTTCTAGAATTGGTAGATTTTTATTTAACCAAACATGATCAATTTTAACTCTAACTATATTCATAATATCTGGCGGTTTATATTCTATAAAATCAGCCACTTCAAGGTCACAAATAAACATATTCAATTGGACTTGAGGATAATAATATTCAGGAATATATCCGAATTTAATAGGTCTTTTGTAAGGACATTTAACTTCGAGTAGAATGGGTTTACTTTCTTTGTATTTTGATATTGAAATACCATCGGGAGATCCAGCAAGCCAATAGTATTCGTTATTATTATGAACATCTTCATGCGCTATAAGACCAAAGTCGTGATTATATTGCCCAGTAAGTTGACAATATTTTTCAATTGCCTCGTCTTCGTATTTTTGTCCATGCAAAGTCGCAACGTTCCCCACGAACGGTTTTGGGTCATGTCCGCATTTTTTAAAAAGTACTTCGTGTGGTTTTTGATAAGGATTTATCCCCAAAACAGTACCCGCGTCTGAACTTGTTAGTTTTCCTTCGCGTTGTTTAAACCATTGTTCAGATCGTTGTTCATACTGGGGTATAGACTTTAATTTATTTATCTTATCCATATAAACGATTACACCTATACTTTAATATTATATTACTTTAAATTTGCTTAATATCCTTTAAATTATTTTAATTTTTTGACAGTTACGCTTATCGCATTTTTCTTTCTTAGTTTTTTAGGGTCTTCATCCACTGATTCTTTTGTTTTATTTTTATCGTATTTTTTTTCGCAATAGCTCCATAACTCTTTAGATCCTATTCTAAATTTTCTATTTGGTTTAGCACGGTACCAATATACACAATCTTGAATATTATTACTTTTTGAAGTATTATCAAGCACAAGACAATCATAACCTTCCGTACACGCGTTCAAAACATCCTGGAAGATGCTAAATTGTGGGAAAATACCAAAAAAATTCTTATAAAGTTTTTCTTGGTTTTGAATAATGTTTTCTCGTAAAATAAATACATAATCTATATTCGCACGCAAATCGGGTGGTAAATCCATACAATACTGCATAGTTAACATAAATGTTATTCTCCAATGTCTACCATTCATAAAAATACCTCGTATATTTGTATCTCTGATCATACGTTTATCATACATACAATCGTCTAAGAGTAAAAACACGTCTTTGTCTTTTTTGGTGTCTGTTGAATTTATACTATTTTTTTGTCGTGTAATTACTTGCTGAACCACTTCAGGTTTATACTCAGAGTGAATAAGTAAATCGGGTATAAAACTCGAATAAAAAGCATTTCCGTCTTCAGTAGCTGATATAGCAACACCGGCATTTATTCTACGAAGATGGTAAAGAACATCGGCGACTAAAGTACTTTTTCCTGTTCCTCTTTTTCCTATAAATACACATGTAGCGGGTCCAGAACCTGTTGTGCGCCGTTCTTCAATTTTTTTTGGATTAAACTTTGCTAAGCTTATCGACATCTAATACAATTAATTTTATATTTTAATATTCAAATTAGTCCCAGAAATTTTCTTTTAATAATACATCTCGTTCTAAAGTAAAATAAGAATATATAATACTCGTAACGATCCCTATAACTAATGACGTAAATATTTTACCAAATGTTCCGATATCATTTTCATCCGGATCAATGTTATTAATAATAGTATAGATTATTCCCATTGTAAGAAAAATAATTAATATTATAGTTATATCTACAATGTAAAAGTCTAAAAATGCCATTTATTGTATATGATATTTAATAATATAAATTATTTAACTTAAAAATAAAATAAATATCTTAATATATGGGTGTTAATATTATTAATAATTCGTCTTTGAAAAATATACTTAGTATGAACTTTGGAGACAAATATGTATTTATTAAATTTGGAACAGATTGGTGTATTCCATGTCAAGAACTTGATAAAATTTTAAGTCAGGTACCAGATAGCATGACTTATCATGTGAATTTAGATAATACCGAATTTGATGATGTAATGGAAGATTATAACTTTAAAACAATCCCGTATACAATTGTGAAATACAACAAAAAAACAGCGAATTTTAGCGGGATTCTTTCAAGTGAAAACATTATCGAATTGATACAAAA